TAAAATGATTCCAGAGCCTATTGAAACCCCATTTAGTTCAATCGTGGCGAGAACTTTGAATTGTGTTGGATTAAACAACTCAATTTCGAAATTGTTTTTATTCTTCAGGTAAACAACATTATTAACATATTGTTTAATCCGCTGCTTATTTGCTGCAATATATGCGACTGGACAAGCATTACCCATTGTTTTGGAATTTGTAATCATTTTCCTTATTATTTTTATTTATTATTTTATTTGAAAAACTAATTGTTGGATTATCACCCCAACTTAACGCACCAAAATTAATATTTTATACGTTAGCTTTTCAATCACAAGGTTTCAATTTTATTATTCTATTATAAATAGCGAAAATTTTTATTTTTTACATATAAATATAGTAATCATATACTATTAACATCGGTTTATCTAAAGAAAATTTATGAGCATTATTAAAATATGCATTATTAAAAACTATTTTATTCTTATTTTCAGTCTCATAATCTTCTAATTGAACATTTTTAGCAACGTCTCGTTTGTATGGAACTCCTTCCTTTCGTTTGCTGAATATATATCCTGGCCAGTAACTATTAATCCATCCACTTATCTCATTAAAACATGTTTTGTCATTACATGGTTTAATAAATGTTAAAAATATTTCCCCTGGGTTAGCTAATGCTTCTTCATCATCGATTAGTACTATCCATTCCTGTCCTGGTGGTATTGTTAATTTACATTTTTTCATATTTAGTTTATATTAGTTTCTGTAACTATATTATTAATATAGTTCTGGTGGTTATATTAAACTATTTAATTATTTTTTTTAATTACTGTATTATAATATAATTCTGCTGAACCCCATTCCAGGCAAGCAGCTGTATCAATATAATGTGGTCGATCTATTTTATCTTTTACTAAATCATATCTTGGTATAAAAAATTCTAAATATTTTTCTAAATTAGGCTCTTTAGAATAATAATGCATATATAATAACTTAAGAGATAATATTACTTCGTAAAATAAACTAAAATCATTCCGATTTTCACCAATAATTTTATTATACATATTTTCACAATGGATAGCCAAAAATAGACTTTCTGATATTGGTATTCCGTTAAACCCATAATTAATCTTTCTTCTCCACTTCCTAATTAATTTTTCCTCTTCTTTTGTAAATGGTACTGTTTTCATAATTTATTTTAAACCTATTAATGAAGTATCCGAATGACCACTTTCTAATTTTAATTTTATTACTTTATTATACCACACATCAAATTCTTCAAAAGATTTGACAAGATTCTCAACGTTTAATTTATGTTCATCAGTCGTATCCTCCAAATATGGGAAAACTTTCATATCTTCCAAAAATGTTTCCCAGCCTAAATCAATTGTTTTATCATAATCATATTTATTTCCCATATTTTAAATTAATAACAATTGTTAAATTCCACAATTTGTTCTTCACCCATATCCTCATATACCTCATCATATGCTTTATCGCTAAAATGATGTAGAAAAGAATGGTTGTATTCGTGTCCATCTGGATATTTACTCATAAAATCAACTATTATTTTTGGATCATCAATTATTTCAATATCGTTTTCATCAAGTGTGTTATATACATCCGAATGTTTACCCGCGATTTCACCAAAATAGATGGTTTTCCCTATAATGTATTTTAAAATTGTCTCTATGTTTGATGCTGGTAAAACTATTCTTTCAATAATACCCTCACTAAAACCTCTCCAACCTCTCCACTCCATTTTTAAAAGTCGTAAATTATCTAACTTAATTTTTTCTAAGTTACATTTTTCGATGATTTCACTTAAGCTTATAAAATGTTGGTCATTGATTGTTATGCCGTTAAATTGATATGTGATTTCTTGTTTCATAATTAGTATTTTATTTATTAAAATTTTTTAATAAGTTCTTTTTTATCTAAATATTCAAAATATGTTAATGCAAGTGTAAGTGGCTCCCAGTATAACTCAGTACCTAACTTTTCCCAAATATATTTAACATATTTAGCATTAATTTCACGGCTTCCAAACCGTTTTAACTCATCTTCAATATATGTTATTTGTGAATCTCTTAATCCGAATGTTACTTTTGAATTACCTAGCTTTTCGATAAGTGACTCCATTATTTTATTTTCCATTTTTTATTAATTTTAAAATTTCATCACTATTCGGAAAATCATCAATACCCATATATTCAGACCCAAGTAATAATGATACACCAAACCTATAAGCTACATTTTCAAGTTCAATATTTGACTCTACTGTTGTTTTTCCATATGATTTATCTCTAAACCCTTAATAATACCAAGCTAATAAATTTTCGTCTTCTATGTTATACATTTTTTAAGTATTTATAGTATTCTTCCTCTTGTTCTTTATAGTATTCGTTTTGCATATCAAGATAACATTCTTTGAAGTATTCATTTTCCTGTTGTTTACAATAACTTTCCATTTCATCGTAACGTTCGTTTATTTCATCTTCAATAGCCTGTTGGCTTCCTAAATAGTTTTCATTGTTCATATTTTTCTATACGTTTATTAATTATATCACAATATTCGCTTGATATTTCGCTTCCAATCCAATCTCTATTATTTTTAATTGCCATTTTAGCAGTCGTTCCACTTCCCATAAAAGGATCGTAGACTAAATCCCCTTCGTTAGACCAACTGACTATATGATCGTTAGCTAATTGTTCTGGGAAAATAGCAGGGTGTTGAAATGCAACTTCATCTAAGCTGCTTTTACCTTTTCCCACTTTATACTTCCATATATTAGTTCTTCTGCCAAACTCACCATATCCACCACGAGAAACCTGTTTAAGAGTTCCATCTATTAATCTCTTAGTCCCATTGTCTCCATTTCTGGACTCTTTGTTTTCTCTGTCGAGAAGTAGATTTATGGTTCCGATTTTACCCTTGGAAAATACAAACATATACTCAAAAGCCTGCCAATACGATTTGTTATTTCCACAAGCCCCACGCGGAGGTTTCTCATATATCATTGTATCATGCAAATTAAAACCACATTGCATAAAGTATAATGCCTGTTTAAACGATGTTCCAGATTCACTACCTTTAATTGTTGCATCACCAACTATCCAAACTACAACTCCACCAACTTTTGTAACTCTATATAATTCTTTAGCTACATTTTCAAAATCAAAACAATATCCATTATATGTCCTTAATTTATCATATGGTGGCGATGTTATTGTTAAATCAATAAATTCGTTTGACATGTGTGACATTGTTTCTAAACAATCTTCATTATAGTTTTTGTTAATCTCCAATTTCAACCCCTCCTTCAATTTCATTGCCCCACGAACTCCAATTTTCAGCTGTGGTCCGAGCAAACATCTCCAATCTATTAGCGTTTGGAAACCATTTTTCAATCATTTCGCGTACAATTAATGGTTTTTTACTGTGTTTCGTTCGTTTCTCGCGTATTACACTGCTATCTCTGACACTTGGTTCAGGGGGTGAAAAATGACCCTTTGTGGCAACAATTAGTATCTCATGTTGACCACGAAACCAATAGCCCATACCTTTTATTTCTTTATCCCAAACGGCCTGCGTTTTGTATGTAAATCCCCAGGCTTCTATGACTTTTAAGGCCTCAAGCAATTTTGGAGCTGTTGCCCACAAATAGAGAACTGAATTATCAGCTGAAGGCACATTTAAAGCACATATTTCATCGACTGTCATTGTTGGGTAATTTTTCTCAATCGATCTACTTGTTGATTTTGAAAAACTATACTGCCAGGCTGGATCTGCGTAAATTACGTCGTATTTCATATTTTATAATTGTAGAGTTAATAAATCCTTAACTTCGATTGGATTCAACCATCTATTAAAAAGAACGTTGGTTTCAATTTCTTTTATTTTATTTTTAAGTTTTTCAATTGTTTCAACTACTCTAATGTCTATTGCTATCGTGATAGTTTCTAATTTAAAGGCACAGTTTTTTAATGATTCTACTTCTTCATTAAATTCTTTTTCTTTAAGATTAATATAAAGTTGGTAATCATATCCAAATTTAGTTGGTTCCAATTCTTTAAGCATTATCCACTGATCATACGATGCTGGCTTGTATTTATCTACTGGGATTGTTTTATCTATTTCAATTAAATAGTGTAATGTGATAGGGTAATAAGATATTCCTTCTATTATTTTCATTTATTTGCTTATTTTATAACAATCTTTAATGGTCTCATCTTCAATTTCACAAATTATACTTCCAGTTACTTTCCCTTTAGAGTCTATCCAGTCGCATCCATCTGGAGATAACCACTTATAGTTGATCCTTTCACCATATAAATTGGCAACTTCTTTTATAGTTAAATATTTTATTGTTTGGTCTTTCATTTTTATTTTCCTAATTTATTTTAAACAAATATACTAATAATATTTTAATAAAACAAGTATTTTTATCTTAAACTATAATAAAACTTTTTTATTACTAATTACAGAGTTAAAACCATTACTGATACTATCATATTTAAGTATATATTCTGATTCTACTTTAAAAATTTCACTATCACCTATGTTTGATGGTAATTCCTCTAAAACTTCAAATGTCCAATCACTTAATTTTGTTGATCTGAGGTATATTCCAAATGGGCTGCTTGAATGCGTTAGATGATTCCACCACCTAAAAAATGGTGCGTTTCGTGTTTTACCTACATAACATTTATTGGTTGATTTTTCGGTACACTTGTAAATGTAATTTGGTGAATCAGTTTTAATGTAGTTTTCATCGTCTGGAAACTCAATGTTTTTATATTTATCTTTCTTATAATTATTTAAACAAATATCATCATCACTCCTACAAAACAATATTTCTGAACCGAATAATCTTTCACTAATCCTTGGTTTTGAAACATATTTATTTTCATGAATTTGACCACAGCTATTACATACCCAAGAA